TCTCTAATTTTATGGCATCTGGTATCCCAATGGGACATTAATTATGAAACATGAAATAATGTGGTGGATGAGTAGACTCACCATCATGGGAACCTCTTTAAGTTTATCAGTTTGGTTAGCAGCACAAGCATATGCTTAATCTATTAATACATTGGATAGGACAGAACATGAATACTCTTGCTCTATTCAGTTGGGTAATGTTCCTACCCATAGCGTTTTTTTCTATAGATGGACCTCGTAACCCCCATAGGTATAAACATAAATAATAGTACACATTTATTAACCTTATGCTTTCTACTCAATATCGGTTGAGATTGGCATCTATATGCAAAGATATAGGTGCTGGAGTTGAAGTTAGTTTAGAGGACATGATCTGGGCAGAGAAATTATCAAAAGCAAACACCGCAGCAAGAGGTATGTTAAACACTGCAAGAAGAATTAGCACAGACCCGACAGACTCTTTTCTGAATGAGTTGAACATTGGAGACCCCGATTCAACTCATCATCGAAGGGGTTTCGGAGATCCACAAGATGTGGTAGACTGGTTTCACAATGAAAGGTCTGATGACTGGAGACAAAGAGATTGAGTGAGGTTGTCCATAGCGTAAATATTATGATAGCTTTACTTCTAGTTGGAGTATGTGTTACACTGTATTGGATTTTCAAATACGATGAATGGTATCCTAACGACAATGTTCATAGTCACATCTCCACTGAATCCGAATGCGATGATTCAGGACTTAAGGAATTGGGAAGCAGAACAGAATAGAACTCCAGCAGAAGAATCTATAAATAGTGCGATAGATGACCTTTGGGAGGATACAGAAGATGGGAGCAATGACCCCACCGTCACGGAAGAGTTGTTACAACTTCAGAGTGACGAAGATAGTGAAAGTACTAGACGGAGATACGATAGATGTTCTGATAGATCTTGGATTCGATTTATACAAAAAAGAACGGGTAAGAATTGCGGGAGTTGATACTCCAGAGAAGAGGACTAGAGATAAAGAAGAGAAGGTGTTAGGAATCCATGCTACTGATTGGATGAAGGATAAACTTACTGAGACTATTAAAGGTGATGAAGAACTCACTATTAGAACAGAACTTAAGGGTGGCGTTGGGAAGTATGGTAGGCTTCTTGGTTGGCTCTATGTTGGCGATGCTACTGTTTCACTAAATGAACAAATGATTACGGAGGGTTATGCTTGGGCATATGATGGCGGCACTAAACAGAAAAAGATTAGGCGTTCGTTTGGGACACTGGCAGAGTAACGATCAGGTGTATATTGATATACAGGGTAAAACAGGTAGACGAGTATACGCTGACTGGCACATACCAACGGAGGAATACGAAAACTATGGACATACAAAAGGCAGCTAGTACAGTTACAGCAGTAGCAGTTGTTGGCACTGGTACAATCGTTGGTGGTAACCATCAGATTGATAAGATGCAAGGTGGTCCTCAAAGGAGAGAGGATGCACGTATAGAAACTATTAGACAGGTAGTAAGAGAGGAAGTGTATCTACAAATTACTAATGCTTGGCCAAAAACTTCTGGACCTGTTAAAGGTTTGGTAACTCCCAAGCAAGATTATAGACAACAAGTACCTCCACAAAAATGACACAATCACTTAAGTGGGTTTTCAGACTCATCTTTATTGTAGTTGGATTTGAGTTGGCAATAGTATCTTCTACTATTGCTGGTTGTTTTATTACTGATAAGTGTACTCAAGAAACCAGAGATGGTATTGAACGCACGATGAGTGGTATAGCAACTAAAGCATTTGCATTGTATGCTGCAGAAAAAGCAGGGCAAGCAAATGATAAGAAGAATGTATGTCCTAAGTGTGGTGAATGATGTCTCATCCTAATGGTTACACTCAGGAGATGATTAAGGAGCTGCTAGGCACTGCTTGGTTGGATAAAGATAATATACCTGAGTCTGGTAATCAAACTAGAAGGAGAAAGGGTAATGAGATGAGAGCAGGGTTAAGACCCTATCCAAAGTATCCATCAAAGGAGTCGAGGATAGCAGATACTTCAGGTAGGTTTGATGAGAATGGAAATTATATATACCCTAAAGGATCTGGATTTAATTATATGGATAAAGTAAATCCTGATTCTGAATGGAATTGTACAGGTGGTAAAGTATCATGAGTGACATTACAAACAAAGATTCAGAACAAGATGTAAAGATTGCTGTTATTGATAGCACTCTTGAGAATGCTACTCGTCGTATGGAACTAATCCATAAGAGAATTGATAGGACAGACGAGAGAATTACTAAATTAAATGAAGATGTAAGAGAGAGAATAAGAGCACTTGAGAAATGGGTATGGGGTGCTGGTGCTGTACTCACTGCCTTCATTGTTATAGGTGGAGTGGTAGGTGATTTAGATATCCTTCCTGACAATTCAGAGGTTGAGTATGTCGGAAATCAATAATATACGTCGTGTTACAACTTATGATGCTTCTATACCTTATACTAATAACGTACAGGTAAATGGTGCAGATGTAGTACAAGTAAACGGTGCAAATACAATATATCCAGTAAATGTGAATGGTATACCAGTAACCAATACTAATTTAATACAAGTAGATGGTGCTGATAATATACAAGTAGATGGTAATGAGGTACAATTTGTGACAAATATTCAATCAACAGATACAAATATAAATTCTATTGGTGTGGGGGAGATTGCTGATGCCAGAATATTTGAGAATGGTACTCCAACAGTAATCCCTCCAACTGTTCCTGTTACTACAATTATAGGAAGTCCTGTAGTTAATATGCCTGGTTGTGTCAAGGTTCATAAGGAGAATGTAAAGAATCCGAAAAATAAAAATAAGATGCTGGTCGATGACGACCCTAAAGGCAATACAGTATTGTGTGATGCTGGTGCTCCTTACTATCAACCAGCAGACTATGATTATAGAGGATTAACTTGGCAAGATTTAAATCCAGAATCAGATGAAACACCTGAAGGTATTGATACTGGAGAACCACCTGCACCTGAGATACCAGATGCTCCACCAGCACCTGAAACACCTGGAAATACTGCTGAA